TGAGTTGATTCTCCACTTACAACTGTTTTAGAGTTTTCTATACGATTTTTTACGGCATTTCATAATGATTTAACGCCAGTTAAGTCTAAAAATTGCATAATTTAATAAATTTTATAATCAAGGGTAATTTTCTTCAGGAATAGCAGATGCATTAAACTCTACTTTATCTAACTTTTTTGCTAATTCAGCAGTGATTACTCTGTTTTCTACTGGATTTGTTGATTCAAAACTTAATTCACTATCAACAGTTATATTACCAATATCATATTCACCGTTAATAATCTTATTAATGATTTCTTGTTCAGTATATTCCAAAAGTAAATCAACCTCTGTTTTACTGTATGAATCACAAGAGTCGCCACTATGTATGTTTATTCTATACCAATTTCCATTTAATCATTCGTATACGCCTAATAATTCATTTCTCATATTAACACGCATTCAAATATAATTAGTAGGAGGCATTGTATTATCTCTTCAAATTTTTTTAGTATTACGCATTTTAATTGATTTTACAATAAAACATAGTTAATAAGTCTAATTCGTACTTTATTTTTGTTTTAAACATGTGTCATAAACACTATACATTTCGTCGCAAATATAAGAAAAAAATTCTAAATAAACAAATTAAATTTGATAAAATTCTTTAAAATTATTATATTTGCAAAAATATAGAAAATATGTGCAAAATGTGATTTTCAAAGAAAAAACAAAAACAATGAGAGTTTGAAGACAAACCTATTGTAAATTGAACTACTAAAATTAAGGTAAAGTATGATATGGTTACTATATGTAAATTAATATTAACCCAAATACTTGGAATAAAAGATGTAGAACTAACAGTTGTAACAAACGATAGTCAAATTAAAATATTTGATACACCTGACTTTGAATTACAAGCAATGATGTTAGGTAATAGACCTTTAAAGAAATATACATTATTGCTCAGAAGCAATATAGGTGCGGCAAATGTATTATCAATTGTTTGTCATGAAATGTGACATTTGTCTCAGATGTATAAAGGACAATTACAGATTATAGGAAAAGATTTCAAATGAAACAGTAAAATGTATTCTGGATCAACACCTTATTTTGAAAGACCGTGAGAAAAAGAAGCTTTAAAAGAACAAACAGAAATAGAAAAGAAAGTTAAAAAGCTATATTATGAATAATTAAAAATCCCGAGGTTTAATAACCCCGGGATTTTTTGTTTTATTCTTCTTTATCTAATTTACTAATAACTTTTACTGCGTTCGTTACAGCTACTATATTAAATCCAAATAATAAAATGGATGCAATAATTAAAGTAACTTCTGAAACAAAATTTCAAACAGCAGCACAAGTCATAATTGTAAGTATTACTCAAACAAAAAGTAAGAAATACTCTAAAGCTTGTCTCATTCTTTTACTCATTGTTTATTAATTTGATGTTGCACTAAATGTTCCATAAATTCTTCCAATTGATGTAGAACCAACTTTAACCGTTATATCGTAATTGCCACTGGTTGTACTAGTAGGAACAATGTTAAAGCCATTACTATTTCAACTACCAATTTCTGTATTTGAAGGTTTTGATACATCATCATATGCTATATTGTTAATAGGATCCTGTCCTCCATTTACAGAACTATTATAGAATTCAAAACAAATTGGATTACCAGTAGTAGTGCTTATATTATATTCAAAATCTGTGCCATTGCCTAATGAGAAATAAGACTGATTTCCGATTGTTTCGTAGGTACTACCGGCGTCTTTAGTTATTTTTCCATATATGGTTCTATTTGAAAAACTAACGGTAACAACGACACTTCTTAATACAGTAGTTCCAACTGTAACTTCAATTGTGCTTGTTCCATCTGAAACAGGTGTTATTGTATGATTAGTATTGTTTACAGAAACCACACTGGAATCACTAGTAGTGATAGTAAATTCTCCAGAGTATGAAGATCAATCACTTTCTTGAGGATCAACAGCAGATGTTTGTTCAACAGTTACAGATTTTGTTTCTGATAATGTCATACTACTGCTATTTAAGTCGCTTCCTATAAAAGCACGATAGATCATACCCGTATACGTAAAGTATAAACTTAAAATAGTACCATTTGGAGAAGTAAACTGAATATTAACTGTATTTGGAGTAGAACTATTTGAAGTAAATGTATATGAACCATCTTGATTATTGGTAATTATACATCAATTGGTTGTATTATTAACAGTTCAATTAGTATGAGTTTCTCAATTACCTGTATATCCAGTTCCAGTTACTCTTGTTTTAGGAGTTAATGTTATAGAATCGTTTGCACCAATGCTTACACTACTTGCGCTTATTTGATTATTATTAGAATCAAATATAGCACAACTTTCAGATAACGAAATTCTTTTTAATATAATTGGAGTCACGTTTTGAAAATTATAAGAATCTCCAAACCCCAATCGAACAACTTCATCGCTTGCAGCTGGTATGTGATATCCCAATACGGATTGCATACTAAGTGCATTAGTTACAGCATCACTTGCATGATAAACACCATATGGATCAGATTCTCCTGTTATCTGATTTGTTGTATAATCAGTTTGTCCTGCAGTTCAGCATCCACTAGGAGTAGGATTCACAGTTGTAAAATGTTGAAAATAACACCCACTAACTGGAGACATTACCGTACCATCACCATATTGAATGGTTCCTGTGATTACATAATTGTGATCTGGAAGTAAACCAGGTAAAGTGTTATTTCCAACAGTATAAACAGGCTCTCCATTACTAACAGAATAATCAATGGTTCTTGTAAAGCTATTGTTACTGGTATACTCTAATATTTCAACATCAGATACTCAATACTCATTGGGTCAAACCGGAGACACTTGTCCATATATATTCTTAAAATATACATTGGTAATTGGATGAGAAGTTCCGTTTGTATCCTTGTAATACATTACGTTATTTCCAAGACTGTTTATATGGATTTTACTCATGTTTTTAATAATTAAATACTAACGAATCATTAGGAGCATCATCTGGATCCCCTATATAAATGTTTAATCCACCATTACAAGTAACCATATCTGCTAAATCACTTCAATCATCTATAGGATCATTATTTCCTAATGTAATTTGATTTAAAGTTAAGTCGCGAATATTAGCTGCTCCTACTTCAAGATTTTGTGCATAAACATTGGTTGTAGCGAGATCTGTTTCAGTAATAAACGTACTTGTTCCATTTTGAACAATTTGTTCAACTTGCTCTTGAGTTAAACCACCTCCAGAATCAATCATTCCCTGAAGATTAGAATCAAGCTCATTGTATCCAATTTTAACATCATCAGTGTCAACTTGACCTCAACTAATTGTACAATCAGAACCAAGTGTTATACCATTATTTGTAATGGATATTCCATCAGAACCGCCAATATTACCATTTCCTACACTAGAAGCTGGTATAGTAATAGATCCAGTTTGCAATTGAGTAGCTGTTACATATCCATTAAGATTAATTCTATCTGCACTAATGGTTACGTTACTGTCATCATTAATTGCATCTACAATTACACTTGCGTCAACTTCTCCATTACTTCCAACGAGAATGGATATTTTATCAGCTTGTTGTTCAATTGCAGAAAGTTTATCTGCCATAACCACAAGATCTCAACCATTATTGATCATTCTAGCATTATATTCAGCTACTGTTTCGTTCTGACCAGGAGAATATGCTTGGTATGTGTCTACATTGTTAACAACTTTGTGTCATTTCGAATTTGCAGCAGTTACAGTTTGACTAATAAGATTTGCAGTCATTCTTTGTTCTGCACTTTCAATTGCTCCATCAAGTGTCTGTTGGTCCACAGCATTGGTAATAGAACCTTCTACAGCTGATAATCTACTAGTAACACCTGTTAATTGAGTAGATGTAGCTAAACCAGCAGCAGATGCTATTTCAGCACCTTTTCCATCAACAATGATTTCAGCAAAACTCTTTTGGTTATTATCTTCATAGTCTGCTAAAATTTCAACTAGAGAATCTGCACTAGTCACATTTACATCAGCTCAACTTCCATCAATAGCGTCTATTCTATTAGTTAGAGCTGTCATTCTTTCTCCAATTCTAGCCTCTACTGCATTTTCAATTTCTGCATAATCTACATTAGCATCTACAGATACATAATTAGATCATAAAGCAGGCTCAGATCAAGAACCTCATACTTTAGCATTATTAACGATGGTTGTTTTACGTAAAGAACAGAACTCATAAGGATAAGAAGAGTTAACTCCACTCGGATCATCTGTTCAAGGTGCAACAGGGGAGTTGTAGGCTCAACTATTATTTGGACGAGAAACACTCTGCTTTAAAACAATAGAGCCATTACTTTCCTCTACGTCTCCAATAGTTGCAGTTCTAAATACATATTCAACTCCATCTCCATCTACACCATCTTCACCTCAACGAGACCATATAAATGGCATAGAATATTCACTTCATACTCCATCAACCTTTCTTCTATAAGAACATAGTTCGTATGGGTATTCTGTAGTAATTCCAACAGGACTATCAACTCATTGTCTAACAGCTAAGTTATCAGATGCTGGATAATTATCATCACGATTATCATCGATTGCCTTTACTGGTCTAACTGCAATAACCGCAGAATATTCTACAGCTGTAACAGAACGATAAATAAATTCTTTTAATTGACTATCCGAACCATCACCAAAACGACTTGTTAAACAAACTGGTTCTGATCAATTACCAACTCTGGCACCAGTATCAGATCTAAATGTAGCAGAAGTCATTCATAAACAAGCGTCGTTTGTTCCAGTAGCATTTCCAGGATGATTTGTTCAATATTGCGATGTTAAATCGAGTTCGTTAGTAGATGTATCTCATATAGCAGTAGTAATTGTATTAGTAGAAGGAGCCACAGAAGGACTATCTGTTCTTTGATACACCATAAAGGTATTATAAGTAACAACTGTTCCTCCATCTCCAGAACCACTTTCATCACCAGAAGGTGCATAAATATCAGTAGGCACACCATTAATGGTAATCGTGGCAATTTTTGTACCAGAACCTAAAATTTGCTGAATTGTAACAGAAGTACCATCACCACTAGTTGGAATAGTTACAGATTGAGTTGTTCCGTTTTGTTTAGTGAAAATTAAAGTGTTTCCATCTCTTGTAACACTAATAAATCCATTTATTGTATTTCCACCACCAGAACCACTATTAACTACACCTACATCTTGCCAAGAGCCGCCATCATAACGGATCTGCAATATATTGTTAGAGATTTGCAAATCTACGTGTTCTCCACTACCAGAAGTACCGCTAGGAAGTGAAATATTAGTTCAAGAACCTGGTACTCCATTTATAGATATTCTATATTGTAGAGTATTGCCATTTAATCTAAATTCAAGATCGTCAATTCCAACTCCATCTCCACTTCCAGATCCACCAGAAACTGTAAGATTTACATTTCCACTAGAATCTGGAGTTACTTGTGTACCACCATTTACAGAAACAGATTTAACAGTACCTACATATAAAGGAGAACTACCTATAATAGATTCGCCATTAATTGTACGTAGTAAAATATCTGTTTGACCTGGAGTTTTAATTAGAGACTGTCCTCCAACAGTTTTGAGTTGACCTTCAGTTAAATAATCAGATGGTATTTCAAAGTTAGCATCTGTATTAACAATAGGACGTCCATTAATAGTTGCAAAAGGAATATTACCTTCACCTACTAAATCAATATTATCTACTTTCTTTAATTTTAATTCTCCAGATGTATTAGGAAGATGTCCATTTATAGTTTTTATGTATGGGACATCATTAATTAACTGAGATAATTTAGTAGGAATTGAAGCCTTAGTTGTTTCTAAATCATCTTGAAGATCATGAAGATAAGCATTTAATGCAGCAATATCTGCATCATAATTGGCAAAAGGAATTTCTCCTGCATCAAATAGAACATCACCTAATGTTACATCTGCAATTCTCTTATTTCCTAATTTAGATGCATCGTATGTAGCTTCAACAACTTGTCTGTGTCCAAAGTGTAATGTTTGAACAGGGTTTCCTTCGATATCAGTGGATCCGTCCTTTGCATCATCTCACCAGAAGCAAACTCCAGCAAGAGCAATGTTCATTAGTTCAGAAATAGACATTAAATTTGTTCATTCTTCTGCACCTTCACGTTTCCATTGTATATAATATCCAGGACCAGTTTTTTCAGCCTCTCTTTTGGTATTATCTGAATTTAATCTAAGTAAAATAGGACATTCTTCAATTGGACGTAATTCATCTAAATCAATGTTTTGAGGTATAGATGTATCTTCAGCACCCTTTCTTTTTCAAATTATTGTATGTCCCTGTAATTCAGGAAATCATGAAGGTCCAGTTAACTCTGGAGAAACTGCCTTGCGAACTCCATTTTGGTCAATAACAACTAACTGCTTTCCATCAAATTTTAAAGAGTATTCAGGCATTGGACCAGGAGCACCAGGAGCACCTGGAGCACCAGGACGACCATCTGCTCCTTTTTTAATTAACAAAAGAAAACCATTATCGGCAGGATTTCCAGCTTTAAAAGAAACGTTGTCTTCAACACAAACGTATAAGTTACCACCTCATGTTACAAAATCAATTTGTCTGTTATTATTATAAAATGGTGCTTGGCTACGTTCGTATGTTTTGAAACTAAATACTGGGCCTAATTTTGGATCATTTGCTGTATTAACCGAGCGTGTAATTCCCATAGTATTCAATTATTTTATTTTGTTCAGTTTTATTCATTAAATTACTATCTAAAAGTTCATAGGCATGTATCAAGTCTCAAAGTTCACACAAATCATTATCCTTGAGAACATGTCCAAGTTCTAAATCTCTAAGCTTATCCATAAAAATATCATATATTTTGTTTATAATTCTATCCATTACAACCACAATTTTTATTATAGTTTGATTTATCTTTACAGATAGAACCACAACTTTGAATATTACGATATATCATTTTAGCTTTTTCTATATCACCTAAATCTAAGAAATTTTCAATTAACCATATGGCCATAAAAAGAAAATCCCGTTGTGCTTTAATTTCAGAGTTTTTACAATTAATAGAACCACAATTTTTTAATAATTCTTTAAATATTTGTAATTCTAAATTAGCCAAACATTCTTTTAAATTTCAAATATAAACTGTTTCATCTATATCTGGGTCATTATCGCTAACTCTAACAACACCTGATTCAATTGCTTTTAATAAATCTTCTGATTTATATTCAGTAGATCCTATTTTTAATCCATGTTCAGTTAATTGAGCGGTTACGTTTTTAATAGTAACAACGTTGTATATTCCATCATCACTTAATTCAAATTCTAAACCATCTTCATATAAATAGATGTCTGAAAATTCTTCAGTTTCAGGATTAAAAATAAATATGTATATATTAGACGGATCATCTAGAATTCTAACACCTAGATTACGACCCCTTATGTATATTTCTTTCCTAAAAGTTTCCATTATACATCTCTAATTTGATTGTTGTAAGGATTTCCGTCTCACATTTGCATAATTTCAGCATCAATTTGCTTTTCTTTAACTTCAATAAGTTTGTCGTTATAATCCTTTTTGTCAATAGCTTCTTTTTCTTCAATTTCAACTCTCTTCGCATCAAGTTGAAGTTTGGCATCATTATTAGCATCAACTTGAGATTGTAGACGTTTAATTTCGTTTTGTAAATCAGATATAGTCTTCTGAGATTGTTTAGCATCAGATTCATATTGTTGAACCTGTTGTTGTAATTGTTCAAGCATGTTATTTTCAGCTTTCTTTTCACGAATAGCTTTACTCATTCTTCTTTTCATCTCAGTAAGACTTTTTGCATCTAAAATATCAAATGCCATTTCTGGATCAACAGCATTTGCTTTAATAAACTCGATATTCAATTGTTGAGCTGTCTGAAGTTTAGCATAGGCTTCGGAGCTGTCTGCAATATGAATATCGAAATCTGTCATTGTAAAGTGTTCTGGTAAAGCAGTAAAAGTCTTTATCAGTCTATCACCTAATATAATTGTTCCAGTAAGTCCGTTCTTAAATACGAATTTAGCTAAGTTTAGTAAATCATAATAAACTTCACGTTGCATTAAATCCATAGCATGGAAATACTGTTTAGTTAATAAAGTGGACTGGTGAATTCCAACTTTAACATTTGAAGCAGCTTCTCTTTCTTGTATTTGACCTAATTTTTGAGCAAATACACCAGAAATAGAAGAAGCTTGTTGTTCAATTGAATCTATGGCCATTTGAATAGCTTGAATTGCTTGGGCTTTAATTGTATCATCATACCCGTTAAATGTCGTATTGATTAATTGCGCTCCTTCTTGAGAAGAATCATATCAGGCGACTCCATTCTTTTTATAAGCAATTCATTTCTGAATTCTTTCTGGCATTTCAACTCCAAGAAATGATGGAAGACTTGCGGCATCAACTCAATCCCCTATAGTTCCTGAAGTAGCAATTAGATTGTCTCTATAATATTGTAAGAGATCGTATTTATCTTGTAATCCCATTGTGGCTTGTATTAAACTAAAAGGTTGCCCGTTTTTATCATTAAAAAACATTCCATTTATGTTCAATTTACAAGAATTTTTATCAGATTTAGATTTAATGTAATAATCAGGTTCTCCATTTGTTATGTAAACTTCATCACCTAATTTAACACCCTCGTGTAAAACAGAACGATTTTTCTTTCTATCGAATTCCAATCATTGACACTCGTAAACAGGAATTACTCTACGTCTTATAGATGTTGCCCACTCATCTGTATTATAAGGGTTTAATGGATGAACTTCTAATCCAGCTAAAATACCTGGAGTCAAATGTTCTTTACTAGTACCGTCTTCTAATAGTTCCTCCATTTTACTATTAACCACTATATAATCATTAGATTTATTTCCGTGATCAACATCTGAGAAATAATCAACAATTGTTTGAATTGCACCATCAGATAAATCGTCTCCGTATTCTTCAAGAATTTCATCCTTAGTCATTCACTTTCTAATAACTGCTCTGCGAGATTTATTTAAGAAGAATGAATTTGGATTTCTTTCTATAAAGGTATCTAATGGGTTTAGAACCTCAAATCTTAATGCGTTATGTCCAGGTTTAACTCTATAATAACAAACACCTCCGATTAAAAGATCTGTTAACATCTCTCTAAGTTTATTCTGTATATCTAACTCTCTATTATGTTTGATATATTGAATAATATTTTGAGCTGCTATTTCGTAATCTGATTCAAATGAATTTTCTATATCTGATTTGATTTTCTGAAGTTCCTTTTCTATAAATGGATCATTAACTGGCTCTTTAGAATCCATTAAAATGCCAATTAAGGCATGATTAAGATACTTTACTAAATATTTATGAACTTCTGCATCAATCTTAAGTTGTTTATCTCTTTGAATTTTAGAAACAGTGTCCTCATCTTTACATGTTACTTGCATATCTGGTTCCAATTCTAGATATTCTCCAACTAAAACATCGATATGCTTTTTCATAAGAGGTGTGAAAGAAATGCTTGTAGGTACACCTATTCCAAAATTTTCCTCTAAGTATTTAAATTGATCAGCATCTCTTTTACCATGATAGTAATTATATGCTTTTCGTAAAGCTGATTTATCGTAAACTAATTCTGATATACAGCAATTTATTTTTTTGATTTCTTTTTCTTTACTCATCGTCTTCTTCTAGAATAAGTGGTTCTCTATTAATTTTATAGAAATGTACTTTTTCGTACTTATTCTTTTTTATTTCTTTTCTAATAAAATCTTTAAATTCATCTTCAGTTCCTTCATAAGATAATATTATAGGAGTATAAAATCTATCAAGGTACAAATAAAGTTCGTATATTGTATCATTTAGTTCTTTGCAAGAAGAATCACACTTGTTAATCTCAGGATAAGTAACTAATACTTTTAACTTTCCTTTATAACAACTCTCTGTAACCTCATTAATGATTTCTAAAACCTCTTTTTCTATTTTGGTCATAATGTATTTTTATTTGGAATTACCCCGTAATGTAAATAACCGCTTGAATCTCTATATCAACCTATATCTTGTCATGTTTTTTGAGTAACTACTGGCTTTATTGGAGTTATTCCTGTAAGTGCTTCATCACCAATTTCACAACATGACATTGCTGCAATTATATCGAATTTACGTTTATTTTCATAAGTATATTTAAGAAGTTCTTCAAGCATTTGAGGATAATCAATTGAATAGTAATAATCTGCCAAAAAACCACTAATTAATTCAAGTCCGTGTTTAATTACCGATTCTGTACTTGGAACTCCAATTAAACGTTTTGTTGGTTTCTTTCTAGAACGTATCGATACTGCATATTCAGGCCTACTCATTAAAAGATTTTCTTTACCTCTTTCACGTAAGAATTGCTGAAATGTAATTTTAGTAAATTCAAGCATAGCTTGACAATTGTATCAAATTAGTAACTTAAATGCAATCATATAAGCTATACGAATATCTTTTGGTCGATCTTTATATATTGCAACATATTTAGGTTCTTGATCTCCAAATACACGTCTTTTAATTACAATACAAAAATCAGATACGTCATTATCTTCAGCAGAATTATCTGTTCCCATATCAATACTGTCTATTCCAGCTACGTATAGGTTTTTTCATACATTTCCTTCAGAATCTCTTTGAGGTGGTTCTACAACTAATAACTTTGATGATGCAGACTCAAAAGAATTTACTTTAGAGTATTTTGGAGAATTTTTATCTCATTCCAAAGCAGTTGGTGTTATTTTTTCACCAAGCCCTTGAACTTTTAACGCAGTCATTTGCTGAGAAATTAATTCCGCATCAAATACATTCGCGCCTGTTTTAGCAAGTGCCTCTTCTGGAATGAAACAATGCTCTGCACATTCATCAAGATATTTTTGTCCATTAAGACCTTTACGATAGTCTTCGTAATATTTTTTAAATTCAATATAGTTAGTAACTCCACGTGAATCAAGATAACTGGAGGTTAGTGCAAATTTATGACACGGTAGAAAAAAAGAAGTTAACTGAGGTTTTCCATCATATGTATCATAGTTTTTAAACGGAAGAACGTTATATGCACGAGGATTTTCAAATGCATCAGCAAGACCACCAAGATTCATATTATCTCCTCCTGTGCCAAGTCCAATACGCGTTCCAAAGTGTTTACCACCAAGTTCAACTAATGCATTACCTTGAATTCAAGATGTTGTAAAATAATTATTAGATCCAGCCTCTTCATAAACAAGTCTATCTGTACGATCACCACGTATTTTAGACGGTTTATCTGCAATTATAGTATGAATTTCTGACATTCATCCTAATTCAGTACCGTCTCTAGTAACTTTAGACGCTCTTTTAGTTTCATCGTTATTAATTTTTTGACGAACGTGTCTAAGACCACCACAAGTATTTGTATTGAGTCATTCTAATTGATATCAACATTTACGTTTTGTAGGAGTTAATTTAGCTTCATCAGCAGCTGTGATAACTGATCTATAGTTAGGTTTTGTGGTATATGGTCTCACCATAGTTGCTGCAGTCATCTCACTTCATCCTACACCTCTAGATTTAAGAGCTATTGCATCTTTATGAAGTCTTTCTGCCATTTCAAGATAATGGAATCATTCATATTGCTTTGAAAGAAACATTGGAAAATCGTAATTACGACCTGCACCAGCAATTGCTGTTTCATCAATAACCTCCATTCGATAGAAGTTCAAATAATAGTAATTATCTCCAGTTATACGATATTTTCCAACTTGATATCCATTATTCATTCTATCTATTTCAATATCTCAAAAATCTCGTCAAGGTTTACTAAACTCTGGGAATTTTGTATAAGATCCAGAATTCTTAAATATTGAAGCGGTTGTAGTAAAATCTTTTGGATTAAAATCCAATCCTTTATCCATAGTAATTGGACGATATCCAGTTAATTCATAAGAAAGTTCAGGATCAAAATATTTAATTTCTTCTGTAATTGGAACATCCCAATCCTCTCCAGGCCTTTCGTGATGAACAAATGGACCATCATACTCTTCTATATTACTTAATTTTTCTACAGTGTTTTCTAACTTTTTATCTTCTTCAAAAAGTTGTTTTATTAATTCTTCTTCATAAGTTCTGTCAAACTTTGGTAAAGCCTTTTCCTTCTTTTCTTTTTTAATGTCTAATTCATTCTTTACCTGTCTTTTTCTTTTGCCAGTAACTTTATCAATAGCCATATTAGTCCTATATTAATCCAGCAAGCCGAGAGGAACATCTCCTCGTACCTTTGCTGCAGCTTCCTGGTTAGTTTTATGTAATTCTTCAAGTGTTTGAAGTTCTGCCCTTATTTTACTTATAGAAGTTAAATCTCCAATCACATCCTTAGGCTTATAAATTGGTTTACCATCTGCATCAATTTCAGAAAAATCAATGCTATCAAGATGTACGCGCATTTTATATATTGTGTGATAAGCGGTTTTTATTAAAGATAGGATTGGATCAGCTTCTTGCATTTCTTGATATTTATGATAAGCTGCAATAAAATCTTCATCTTTAAGATCGTCTTCAGTTAATCCACTGTCAGCTAATGCAGCTTCATGTTTATCTCGTTCAAGATATTTAAAGTAAGGGCTTTTAAAATCAAGAACCAAATAAATGTAAGTAAATTCCTTAAAGGCGCGAATTCGCTGTTCACCTTTTTTATCCTCCTTACATTTATTTCTAC